GATGGATAGATGGATAGATGGATAGATGGATAGAGCCATCACTGTTTCCTGAGACAGTATACAGTACAGATGGACGTATAATTCAGTCCGTATCCATACGTTCGACAGGCCGTCGCGGGGTCTTTGATGACTTTGCCGCAGCTGTCTTTGAGGATCGGGCCTTCCGGGGAGAATCCCTGTTTATGGGACCAGCAGTTGGCGTTCCGGATGAGGACGATATCACCCAGTCGCAGCGTGGAGCTGTTGGTTCTGTTTCCGGGATTGGGATTATGGACGTCGGCTGTGGAGACGCCGAATTCCCGTGCAAGGTCGGCCACTGAACGTGGTGTTTTCACTCGGTACATCACATGTTTATGATATTTATACCAATGAAAATCAATGTTGGGAGCAATGACTGAGGCGATTTTGACGCTGCCTTTGGGGCACACCGTATCCTTGTCGATGACTGTGATGGTCCACCCCATCGCCTTGGCATCATCCTGGACCCGTTGTCTCATGTCACGACACGAGGACAGATCGACGGATGACATGTTCCCGGCCAGGTTCCCCGGCTGGAGTTTCGTGTCTCCGCGATTGACATAATAGTTGATGGCGTATGCATAACAGTTGTTCTGACTGGTCCCTACTGGACTTCCGTAGAGGACATTGGAAAATGTGTTTTCATTCCTTGTGTTTGACATTTTACTATACGCATCTTAAATAAATTCGTCTATATCCGAATTCAGTGACTGGGCATCATCTTCGGGCTGTTCGGTCTGGATGAGGCATTCCATGGGAACCGTCTGGATCTGAACGACTTTCCACATGCCGCCGTACTCGTGCTTCCCGAATGACAGCCTCGAGAGCTCAAGAATCAGACGACACGACGTGTTCACTGGAATATCCTCTCGGCCGATGGGTTTCCTGTTCTGATCGAAGCAGGCCACGTCTGTCCCGATCTTGACCTTAAACCCGTGATCCCCGAAGAAGCTCTTGAACCCCCGACGGAGCACGGCATCATCGAGGTTCTTGGCGACTGCGAACCAGTCGGCCTTGTTGGCGATGCAGGTATCTTCGATGAAGGTTTCCGTGCTCCTGAAGAAGGTCATCATGGCCTCGTCACCCTGGAGGTAGACGAACGGGACAGTTTCATCCTCGACGGATGTGGTGAGGACGACCGGACTGGTTTGGATGCGCACTGGGTCTTTGATGTCGACGACGAACAGACGAGCGGCGGAATCCTTGACGATGGGTTCGAATGCAATGGACGAGTGGTCTACGGAGCGATATGGTTGAGCCATGGTGTCTCATAGAAAAATTGGGTTGCATTTGAACGCATTGTGTGTGGATGAAATCTACGGATGTTTAAAGAAGACAATGTGACAATGTGAGAGTATGGGTTCACTCGAGCGTGTGCAGGTCGTCCGTCAAAAGGTCGTGGACAGATTTTCCGTGTCTCTCGGACCACATCTCGGGAAACACCTCGAGATTCTGTTGTGGAACGCCACGATCAGACGATGCATTAGCCAACGCCTTCCCACGCAATGGGACTCATCGACTGGTCTGACGTTCCGGGAGATGTATACACAGCGTGCCATTGCCCTGGACCTCTTCAATTTACGGACAAATACATCCCTGAGGGACCGTATATGTTCGGGTGAAGTGCCCCTAAAGACATTTATTTCGATGACACCGTACGAAATGGATCCTGCGCGATGGGCTCCTGTATTCGAGCGAGCAGCGTATAAAGCCCTCCGTAAACAGTTGACTGTGGATGTGGAGAGTGCACCAGACGGGGCATTCCAGTGTCGCAAATGCAAGAGCTGGAAGACTACGTTTTACGAGCTTCAAACACGCTCTGCTGACGAACCAATGACGTGTTTTTGCCAGTGTGTGGCGTGTGGCAACAGGTGGAAGGGGTGATACCCTATACCCTATACAGGTTTGGGCATATGGTCTGGGGATATTCACCCACCGACTCGTGATATGGCATACACCAGAGACAGACACGTGATACTCATGCCGATGGTGAGGCCGGTCGTGATGCCGTACATGTAGATTGCAATGGCCATGATGACGGCGATGGAGGCGAGGTTATGTGATTCACGTGCGAAGAGCATTATCCATATCAGATAATATTTAGTGTAGTGTATATCTACCTCTAGACGAACATGACTTTGGCGCTCGTGTTCTTGATCCGGAGCACGTTATGGTACAGGGTGAACACCTTGATCTTTGACAGGGGTGTTTCCGGTCGGACATCGCCTTTCAACGAGACCTCCTGGAGGTTGCCGAAATTCGCCGTGCCCGTATGATACCGCGACATGGCTTTGAGACAGAAGGAGTACATGTTTGGGGGGCACAAGGATCCACCAGCACAGCTCCGGAGTCCGTAGAAATAGGGCTGGACCAGTGTGTAATATGTATCCCCGTGCACCGAGACACGGTCCTGTTTATTGAATGTGATCCGTGCATTGGTCAATGGACGATCGATGTACTCGAACAATGTGTTGTTTGCGTTTTGTGTGCCTTCGGTATACGCCACCCAGACAATGGCTTTTGCACTGAACCGTACATTCCCCAGGTTGACAGACACATTCGGAAGTCTCTGGATGGCTCCTCCGGAATCAACTGTATACGTGGTCTGATCACTGTCGATCACACTTTCGAATGCGAGGGTGAGTTCTTGGTGTTGCGGTGGGGGTTGTCCCACAGTGTCGACATCTGCGTATTCACAGAGCACGCGGATGTCCAGGCCTGGATCATCTCGTAGACCCGGACACAGCGTGCCCAGTCCTTCCCATTCGATGTCGACCGTGAGCGAGCTTGACATTGCCTGGAGGGGCAGTGGTGCGCGCGCGAACCCTTTCCGGCACATCAGGAATCGTAATGGGATGTACAGGATATGTGGTTGGTTTGTGGGTAACGGATCTCGTCCCACCATCGCGAGGAGCCCCTGTGCATGTCCTGCCCTCGTGTACAGTCGATCGTATAAATCCAACCACAGCCGTTCAATGTTATGGATTTCCTGGTCATCGAGCATCAACCGGATTCGGCGCAGGAGTCGGTAGCCGATGTGTGCATTCCAGACAGACGGGACGACGGGTGGTGTCAATCCGGGCCCTGGTTCGAACGAGTCAGGGGTGAGCACAGGTAAACGGATCTCGAGGTACATATCACCCAAAAAGTCGGCTTTTTTGGGAATGTCCACACGTGTACGGGTCAGTGGTGAATACTGGATTTTTACTTCGTCTACCCATGTAACAAATGGGACATGACGTCTATACTGAATTTTGAAGGGGGACCATCGACCACGCAGCACGAGATCTTGTTTCCCCAGTGCGGCGACTTGGATTGCGGCTCCTGATCCGGGCGTGCAAGCCTGCATGCAAGTAGTCATGTATTTTTTTTGCAGAATGTCGCACCTTGACGTTTCCCGAGCACGTATGCTGTCTTGACCGTTGTGTGGTCCATTGCAAAATCGAACGGTGACAGCTGCCCTGGATCGATCTCGACACGCCAGCGGACGGCCTGGTACCGGATGGCCACGCTGAGCAGTGACCTGGTGTACTCGACGATCGACTGGATCGGTTCGGCAATGTGGTCCACGAAGGAGACGGCGAGTGTGGACATGGGATCGGGGGTATGCGGGACAGGTTCACCCACGCCTCCGTCGACGTATACCTGTCCTCCATACGTGCCGTGGGTGAATACAAAGGGGACACGGCATGAGAGACAGAGTGCCGTACAGATCTTGGTGGATGGGTGTGTATGGTGAGACCAATGTTCGATGGCACCAGTTGATACATTGCACACCACGACGACGAGCAGGTGTCCTGTTTGCTGGAATACATCCTGGAACGTTCGATGTCCCACTTTGGTCACACGTTTGATGAATCGGAGGAGATGCTGTGAACCGTGCATGCCGAATTTCATGGAATTGGACATCACACGTTCTGGTGGCGTATCGAGGACGATGGGATTCTTCGCCACCCGTTTTTTGAGCGTGTTGCACGATGCACCGAGACATAGCCCGGTGGCGATGATGGATCCGACTGAGCACCCGTAGAACGAGGTGACATCATCCAGCCATCCCTGGCGCTGGAGGGTGGACAGGGCGCCGAGCATGCACACGCCACGACTGCCTCCGCTGCCGAGGCTGAGGGTTGTGGGGAGCGTTGTGTACGGCCTAGTCCAACGGTTTGTCCTTGCTGCTCTGGTCATATGCGTACTCGACGAAATCGGCAAAGGTTGCCCGTTCGAAGAGACGCCATCCCTGCTTCTTGGTTGACTCTCGGAGGAGGTCGAACAGGTCGCGCAATTCGTCGCCCCAGTAGTATTCGAAGTGTTCGATATCGAGCGGCGACGTAATTGCGGGGATGTAGACCGAATGATCGTCGCTGTCTTTATCGGATACGTTTTCCCCGACACCTTGAAACTGGTCGTCGAGTGTCATGCTCTGGTCCTGTGTATATGTTTTCTTTATACATGGTTTAAACATCATTTGCGAGCCATCATTTCCTGTTTGACTTTTGTGTGTACGGATGGTGGGTACGTGTCCCTACAGAGACGCATGAGAAGCAGGGCGTGGGCAGCTTCGAGACCCGTTTTCTGGAGGATATCGGCTGCTTTTGCATATTCCCTGTGCTGTATCGCTGTTGCGAATACCTGCTGAACGCCATATATCCGATCTGACGTTCCATCTCCACATGCAGCCGTAAAGATCTGGGACATTTTCTTGTAGACGGCCATTTTCGCGTACATGGCATTGGTTTTGGACCATACTTGTCCGAACGTCTTCACATTCCCTTTGAGTGCCACACCCCGTTCTCGCATATCTCTATAGACGAGTGATGCTGTGGTGAGTGGGAGGTACGTGTACGGATCACTGTATACCCCGGAACGACACAGGGTTTCGGAGTAGTATTCGGAGACGCTGAACTTGTCGGCGATGGTGGTTGCATCGTCGATTGTCATGGCGCTGGTGGACAGGTAATTGTCGAACACGCCACCAAAGCTGATATTATCGCCTGCAAAGTCGTGTGTTTCGCCGAGGAGGACCGCTTCTGCACCTTTCACGCCTTTGACTGGGAGGGTTGTCCGTGTGATTGGGAAGGTAATGTGATGATATTTTTTTATGGGCAATTTGGAGGATCCAGGTGCCGTGATGAGGATGAGTGGGACCGTATTGGCTTTCATGGCACTGGAGACGGACGTTGCCATGGACACATCGCTGACTGTGATGGCATCGTAGTGGTAGACCATGATGACTTTCCGTTTGAATGTGACTGCGATCGGCGACGTGCATACTGATTCGAGGTTGACTGGTGCGTACCCCACACCGACCCGGACGAGTTCCATGTGTGCAGTTGAACACGTCTCTTCCACCGTCTCGATCAACGAGGCCATATCGAGATCATGAGGTGCTTCGATCACGAGGGTTTTGATTGGTTGGAGGGTCGAGGACTGGAGCCAGGGCACGATGACGGTACAAATATCTGCTGTGGTAGTAAGACAATGGATTTGAAGCCCTATATCCGTCATGTTGTGGATGTGGCCTGTGAACGGTCTCAGCCGTTGATGTCTTTGATACGATCGATTACTGTATTTCTGTATGCGCTGACAGGCATTCTGATCTTACAGCTGCTGTGCATGATTCTTTATATTATGCCAAGGCTCCAGTAGTGCTTCGCAGTAGTGCTCTGCAGTAGTGCTTCGCAGTAGTGCTTGGCACGAGGGAGACATTCAGACATTCAGACATTCAGACACTAGGCTTCCTCGACGAATTGGCTGCCATTGTCGTCGTCGTTTTGGAAGGCGTACTCCCTTCCGACCGAGGACGGTTTGTGGACCACTTGCGCTTGCGAGACACGGAATGTCACCCCAAAGGTCTTGTTGACGAACCAGACGGAGGAGAGTTCGACGATGGTTTTGATGGTGGCCCCCTTGGTGAGATTCTCGATCGGTGTGGGTTGCCTGTTCTCATCGAAGAACTGGCTGGTCACTTCTCCCATGCTGTTCAGTCCGACCTTGGTTTTGACTGTGGGTGGGTACTCTCCGGAGCGCTTATCGTTGAGCACTTTACGGTAAAACTCGGCCACCAGTTCACGTGATTGTTTCTTGCCGAACCACTCTTCGCTGCGTTCCGTGGCCACATCGATGAGGAACGCATCGAGTCCCTTGACCATATCGAGGAAGCCTTGGACTTTGGGGTCCGTATCGGCTTGACGGAAGGAGAGGTCGAGGGAGTAGGACTGGATATCGCCACCGACTTCGTATGGGGTCAATCCGAACGGCAGAGGCATGGCAGGTGTTTGCAGAACGATACGTGATCCATCTTCGTTGCTGAGGTAGACGATTTTTCCTCCTTTGCGTGTCTTGTCGACAGAGCCCACCTGGATGGTGGCAGGGTCGAAGGTTGCTGCGAGTTGGATTGGCATGTTGACTCGGTTGACTGGGTTGTTGACTCGGTTGACTGGGTTGTTGACTCTGTTGACTGGGTGGCAGCGGGGGGCTTTATACCCCTGTGAATCGCACGATACGGGATGCGTGGTACAATACAGTGGTTTAAAGGAACGGTTTGTATGTCCGTTTGTACATGACCCGTTCGAGGCGCCCTGAATCCTCGGAGGTTCCATCCTACATTCCCGACTTTGGAGCTGGATTTGTCAATCGGAAATACTTGTCGATTCTGGTATACAGTGTTACGTGTGTGTTATTGCATAACTTGTTGAACATACACTATACAACCCGTTGCGGATTGTGGTTTTTTGAGACAGCGTATTGTAGTATTGTCCGACGAGTGCTGATTATTCTCCAGACATCTCCGTTATTGGTTGTCGGAAGCTTGTTCGGTTTGGATCAGCATGCCTAGAGGTGTGAAGACGGCACGTGGTCTTCGTAAAGCGACTGCGGTGACGCGCGAGCTTGTTGTTCGCGAGGAGGGACAGCATTACGGCGTGGTGACGAAGATGCAGGGAAATAATCGGGTCTTGGTGAACATTATAGATGGAAAGAATTTGGTAGAGTGTCCCTGTACGATACGTGGAAGTATGCGTCGTCGGGAATGGATTCATGTGAATGATGTGGTGTTGGTCGCCTGTCGTGGGATGCACGGAACCTGCGAGTTATCTGACAAGGAGGTGCACGACATCATTGTACGGTACAGAGACGATGAGGTATACAATTTGAAACGGTTTGGTGAACTCATTATCCCGGAGAAGAACAATGACATCACTGGTGTTGACAATGTGGAGTCGCATGAGATTGTATTCGAGGATGTGGATGATATATGATCTACCATATATGCTGTTTACGGACAGTCGAGAGGCCGACCTTCAGGCTGTTGGTCCATGGAGGACTGGTTCCATGGGCTGACTCCGTTGTTCTTGGGGATAGGCACATCACTACGGAGATCGCGGTTGACGTTGCGACGAGTGGACATGGCTCCAATTGTGACCCACCTGCTCGCGTCGATGAAGTTCTTGCCCTTCAGCTTTGACGGATCGGGTGCGAATTGTCCGAACCCGTTGTCTGCCTTCGGTTTGGGGAGCAAGTTGACGGATGCCGAGCAGGAGGTTGGTTGACTGACGGATGCCCTCCGGAGTGCTCCCTTTCGCTGTGTATTCTTGAGAATTCCAGCGCTTGGGGCGGTGACAGTCGCCGTTTGTTCGGGCGTGTCCTCAAGGGGAGCGTAGTTCTCTTTACGCATGAGCCACCAGATGAGAAGACCGATCGCAATTGCAAGGAAGAGTTTGTCCATGATAGTCTAGACTCACAGAAAAAAACGGGAGATTCACAGCCATAAAGGAACGAGATGTTGGGTCTTGGTATAATTAACCATGTCCAACCAATCCCCATCCCCCGCGCCCAGACAGGGTACGCAGCTCAACGAGGAGACGTTTAAGGACGCCGTTCGCACGTATATCGAACTCTATGATGAGATCCAAAAGTGTACGAAGGATATGCGTTCCTTGAAGAAGCAGAAGGACTCGATATCCGACCAGATCCTTGAATTTATGGACCGCCATAAGATTGACGAGTTCAAGGTACCGGATGGAAAATTGATGAAGAAGCTGTCGAAGCGTCAGGAATCGCTGAAGAGGGATTACGTGGTCCACTGTCTGAACCAGCAGTTGGGAGAGGAGAAGGCGCAAGCCATTTTCAAGGCCATGAATGATCAGCGTAAAATCACAGCTGCTGATGTCCTCCTGCGTACGAGGAACGGACAGACCACGGCCGATTAAGCCCGTAATACAACTGTCCAAACAGCTGTCATGTGGGCGACTGTGAGCCATTTCGCAAAGTCTGTCTGTGGTGTGATATCTCCGTATCCCGTCGTCGTATGTGTGGTCATGGCAAGGTAACAGCAGTTGGTGATGGACCTGTCCACGTTATAGTGTGTTTTCATGTCGATGGAGAGGTAGATTGCGGTAAAGAAACATAGGATCACGAGTTGTCTTTTCCACACGTTGTTCCAATTCATACGTTAACAATACATTACAAATAAAATCACTTTCGTCCGTTGTACAGCGAATCCAGGCACATCCCGAGGTTGCTGTAGAGATGGCTGTGTTGACAATCGAAGGCTCCTCGGAATACGGGGTCTGTCTTTCGAGCACTCACAAACTTGTTCCCACGAATGGCCATTTCTGTATCTGAGAGTGCAGCATGTTGAATGCCACCGAGCATATCCCTGAAGACAGGATTATTGGCGATTTTCTCGACGGAGTCGGCATGGACAGTTGCGATGAATTGGACACCGCGTTGAGATGCCGTCATGGCACATGCTGCGTCCAGATCTGTCATCAGTTCGTCGACCATGACCACCTGTGGCGTATGGTTCCTAATAGAGGACATCACCGTGTCGGCGTGCGTCGTGTCGGGGTACACACAGGCTCGACGCGCCGAACCGAGGGAGGTCCCCAGTTCTCCGGACTCGTCGACGACAATGACACGACGGTGGACGTGATCGGACAGGTACAGGGCAATGGATCGGAGGAGCGATGTCTTGCCACTCCCGGGGGGTCCGAAGAGGAGGGTCGGATAGCCGAGTGCCAGGTACGTCTTCAGGTCTCCGGGTATTTGTTGCGCATCTGGTGTCATATGTGACAGACGGAGGGTCAATCCGGAAACATCACCGTGGAAATCACGAAGACAGGACAGTCGATGGACGGTATTGGGAATCACCAATCGATCTCCCGATTTGGCTCCCTCCATATTTGTCCAGATGGTATGTACATCATCCGTGGTAAGGATACGGCTGTCCATCGGTAGGGCTGGATCGTGTGACTTAAAATGGAGTGTGACTGGTCGTCCCACATCAAAGCTCACATCAATGACAGAGGGGTCACGTGTCATTTCCGTTAACATACAGAACGATTCCCTGGACTGGAACAGTTTCCTGATATGCGTATGGATGGGACCGAACGGAGATTCGGACGAGATGGTGATGGGTCGAATGTTGGAATGTTGGGTAAGTGTATGCCCTGGACGTATCGCGCGAGCCATTGCAACCATTCTGATGGTTTGCGCGCTACGTGATAATTGACGGATATGAGGCATGCTTTCAAAACGTTTCATTTGGCGATGGTGAGGTTTGTCTGAGTCCATAAATCGAGGGACGATTCGGGTTCCCTTGCCGAGGTCTCGATTGATAAAGTTCTGAAGAGGTCGGGGCCACCTTGGGCCAGTTGTCGGAGCAGATCTCGGTGGCTGCGGATGGTTTCCTGGAACACGTTTCGCTTGATCAGACGTTCATCAAAGAGTTCATCGTACGATACGTACATGATATCGAGCTTTTCCATGTGTGATCTGTGTACATTTCGTTGTCTCATGAAGCTGAGATGGTGTGCGAACGAATCACGGAGAAATGGGAGGAACGGGATTTCAGTGAGGTAACAGACATAGAGATGGTTATTTTGGGTTCGTCCGTGGAGTCTGATGGATGCGTGTTGGATTCGGGTCCGCATGATTTTGGGATCACAGAGCACGCCATACGATTCTTCAAAGAATTCGCGGACAGCTGTATGTACTAAATCTTTATCCGACTTTTCCCGTTTTCCTGCAAAGTCGCTCCACGTCAGCGACATGTCCTGACCCAGGAGGAAGAACAGGCGGCCATCGATCCAGGTGATCGGAAGAATGCCGGCCGCAATCATGAGAGTGGTCACACTTTAAATTCTAAGAAAAGCCGTATTTCATCTCGAGTTGTTTTTCACCACGGGCGGACATGAACTTGCCTCGGGACAGGGGTTCGGGGAGGGTACTTGCGTCCTGGAGGTACTTGAGATGGCTGGAGATGCCCTCGGTGATCTGTTCGATCACGATGTCCAGAACGATGAGGTTGAGCCGTTCGACTTCCTTGGCCGAGGTGCTGTTGGTGTTCTGGGCAAAGGCCTCGAATACGCCTTTCATGATGGAGATGAGTTCCTGGTCGCTCTGTCGGTCGATTTCGTGCCGTGCTTCGTCTCGGACGATGGCGATGATATCGTCTTGGAGTGTGTCGATGTTGGCCTCGCTGAAGAATACAGAGGACAGGGGTGATTCGCACACGTGCATGCTTTTGTAGACGCTGGCAATGAGATCACGGAGTTTCCCTGGAGTTTCGGTGCACTTTGTCGGCATGGGTTGTAGTATGGGACATTTTATTCATCACGTAATGACTGCAATGCATCGTGTGCTGCATCTTGTTCGCCATCACGTTTGGTTTGTCCCCATCCAGATCCAGTGAGGTCGCACATCTGGACGGTCACATGGAAGCCACCACCTTCTGCCAGGCTGCTGGTGTATACTGGCAACGGATGACCTTGAGCTTGGGCGTACTGCATGAGTTGATCTTTGTAGTTGGTGTTTCGGAGCATATCCTGTGTGACGTATGTGTTGAGGATACCGATGATGAATGTCCGTGTGGCTGAGAGACCCATGTCGAGGTACATGGCCCCGATCAGTGATTCGAGCACATCCTCGAGGATGCGGGGGTTGGTGTTGAAGTTGTTGTCGTACGCCTTTTGAGACATGAGCACGAGGTAATGGAGCCCGAGGTGTTTGGCGATATGTGCCAGTGTTTTCCCGGACACGAGTTTGGTTCGCATTTGTGTGAGGAAGCCTTCGTTGGTGTCCTGGTACGTATCGAAGAGGTACTTCCCGACCACGAAGTTTAATACGGAATCACCCAGAAACTCGAGCACTTCGAATGATTGTGTGGATGCATTTGGCAATCCGATGGCTGATTTATGGGTGAATGCGGTGATATACTGGTTCGGCCATGATAAAACCTTGGCACCAAGGACGCGTTCAACTGCGTCTCGTGACAAGGAATGCATATTCTTTGGTTGCGAAAATGTTTGTGCGAAATGGTGTTGCGAGATGGGCTTTATATTACTGTTGGTACCCTCCCTGGTAGCCTCCCTGGTAGCCTCCCTGGTAGCCGCCGCCGCCGTACCCCGACATACCTCCCTGGAACAGTGAGCTCTTGACCATTGCGAGGACGATCCAGGCGACAAGGATGAAGGCGCATCCTCCGTACAAGGTGATGGCTCCGAGTGTTCCGTATGGATTCTTATACTTGGTCTCGCAGTTGGCTTTGTTGTTGCCCTGCTTGATGCAATTGCTGAGTCCACTCTTGAGGGAACGGGTGTGCATGAACTGTCCGCTGCCCGCGATGGTTGCGCCGGCAACTCCGATCATGAGAAGAAAGAGGCTATTCATGTGCAGGAAACTGGACTGCGTGAATGACGACATGATGGTTATGGAACAGATTTTAAAACGGACAGCAATTGATTTCTTACAACATTGGCTTGATAAAATGGATTTGGTACCCTTTGTGTATACAGGTGAGGGGAATGACGGAGGTCACATGATCGACAGCTCGCCGCACACCTGGGAACGCCGGTTGATTGTAATCATCGACGAGGAGGACACCACCAGGCTTGAGGAGACCGTAAGCAAGCACCAGATCAATCAACGTATCTGCTTCTGTATGACTGCCGTCGACATAGATACAATCGTAGGATGCTGGATTGAGTCCGTACATCACGACCGACGAGTGGCCACGTAAGACAGTAACCCGTTCAGAAAACGGACGAAGATTATTCCAGAATCGAGTTTCGACGTCTCCCATATCGATGTCGCTATGCTCTTCCGAGCCTTGGAAGGTGTCGATACATGTGAGTGCTGCATTGGGGAATTGGGTGAGGAACCAGACGGCCGATCGTCCTTCGAAGGAGCCGATCTCGAGGAATTGCAATGATGGTTGTGCTGTATGTATCCCTGCGACACCGAGCGTTCGTAGGCAGGCAGATGCGTTTCGCGAGAACCAATCGACTGTGAAGGAGGGCTCGGATGCCATGGATACAATCATCAATCAAAAAAATATATTATTATTATTATATGATATTCGCGTACATCTGCAACGAGAAGAGAAGATGAACAAATATGGTTGAGAGATGTCGGAATCCGTGGTGTCGGGGTGTTGGGTGAATTAAGGACACTTGTTGATGCGGCCAGATACAGGACAACCCATGTAGATGCACACGGAAGACGGCGTCCCATGTTTCGCCCCATGCTCGAACAACTTCTTGGAGACATTCCGCATATGAGGAGGAGGAGGAGGAGACATTCAGCAAATGTCATTCGTGCCCGGCCAAATGCTGCTCCTCGGAGGAACCACGTCATTGATGCACACACGAAATACATCGGGAGCAATTTTACAGAACTGAACAGTTTGAGATATATCCCAATCAATAAACGCGTGTATTTGACTACAGACGTGAACAGTAGAAACAGAAAAATCAAACACGTGTACAATAGAGATGGATTAGAGAGGTGGATACAAACACGGAGGGGACAGGCGACATCTCCTTTCACACGTCGTCGTATCACCATGCAAAACGTTCGCCCTTTGCGTGATTGATGGACAGTATGACGGACCCGACATCTTTTTTGCCACTACTATATATATATGCACCTCTTGTCGAATGCAGTGTACGGCAAGGTGTATAAGAAAATACAGACCATTCCCAAGGCGACAGGAAACGTATCGAAAGTCCTCTTAATTCAGCAACGGATTGATGTGTTCAACATACAGCCTCCATTGTACCATGTCGGATTGGTCATTATGGAGAAGGACTTGAGCTACATTGCCGAACATGGTCCGATTCGGTACGATCCGTATCGTGCATGGGACCATAACAGTGTGACGGTCACGCTTCCATCGGTACACAATACGATTGCCGACGTGTGTGCCTTTGAGACGACCTTACCCAAGCAGTACTTGGTGGGTGTACGTGACTGTCGTCACCACGTCCTCGATTTGCTGGACTATTTATATTTTACTGCTCCGTAATTCTATAGCCGTTCGTTGATTATCTGAAATTATACTGTCTATATAAGTGAATGGAGGATACGTTGCGGTTACATTTGTTACAGGTGAATGCTTCGTATGCTGAGCATGTGTTGGATATCGGGTGTGGGGACGGACGGGACATGGCACATTGGAACCGGTGCAACATTCACCGCGTGGTTGCGTTGGACATTGACCAGGACAAGGTACAGATCGCCGAAAAGAAGCAGGAGGATGGAGGTCCTTCGATATGCACCGTGGAGTTCGTTCGGTGCGATTGTTTACAGTCCGACTGGGGTTTGGTGGACAAGGTGGTTGGTGTGCGTGGTCCGTATAATGTGATCACATGTATGATGACATTGCAGTACATTGCATCGAGGGAATCTGTGGTGCGTGCATTCCTCAAACATGTATCATCATTGCTCGGATATTACGGAAAGTTCGTTGGGATTGTGCCTGCGGATACGACGGGATTGGAACCGGGTTTGAAGTTTTATTCGAGTGCCCAGTTCGGCCGCCAGGGTGTGCGTGCCGGTGTGCCCGAGTTCATCGTGGATTTCGAGGCGTTGAAGCGTGTGGCCATGGAGTGTTCCCTGACGCTGCAGAACACAGTGGTGAGTGGTGGGTATCGGACCTTTACGTTTCACAAGCACATCCGCAGATAGAGCAAGAATATACAGGAATATAAAGGAACGAGAGGAACGGATATTGTATCTCCGACCCTATACGATGCCCTTCCCACAGAAACAGCACCAGACCCTTGAGAACGTGTACAACACGAAGGTGCACGAGTTGTTGAGTGGGGGGGCTGGCGTACCTATCGAGGAAGGTGCATCGGGGAAGCTGGTACTGTTGACTCGCGGCACGGACCCGACGGAGGAAGCTGTGGAGTATATGTTGAAATCCATCCCGTACATTCGTCAGTATAACGAGGAACAGAGCGCAATCGATGCACTGGAGAGCGGCACGGAGGCCACGACAAAGTTTGACGCATCTGGGTTCAAGGTCTCGATTGCGTCCTCGAAGCACCAGGTATACTCTCAGTTCATGGCGGATGTGGAGGACGATTACACGTCGTACACAGCCTTACAGCCCAAGGTTCGGGCGACAAGCAGGGGTCATGATCAGGGTGAATGGATTTGTGTGCAATGTGACCGTTCAAAATTGTTCAATCCCTTGGAGGCGTGTGTTATTTGTCCCACATGTGGTGTGACGACACCGTATGCCGAGATGAACCAGACCAATTTGACGTTTGATGAGCAGGTAAATTTACAGGTGAGCAATAATACAGCGTACAAACGTGCCAACCATTTCAGTGAATGGGTAATTGGATTACAGGCCCGGGAGAGCACCATCATTCCAGACGAGGTATTGGATGCGATACGTATTGAGCTGAAGAAATCGCGTATTGCGACGAGTGATGGGATTACAACGGATCAGGTCAAAAAGTACCTAAAGAAGCTGCGTTTATCGAAGTATTACGAGCACACGCATTCGATATGTGACGCATTGGGGACGCCGCCACCGAAACTGTCTCCTGTGTTGGAGCAAAAGTTGAAGACGATGTTTCAGGAGATTCAGGCTCCATTTGACAAGTGGGTGAAGGTGGTCGCGCCAAAGCGTAAGAATTTCTTGAGTTATTCGTACGTGCTGTACAAATTCTGCGAGTTGTTGGGTGAGGACGATTTATTGAAGCATTTCCCGTTGCTCAAAAGCAAGGAAAAGTTACGAGCCATGGACGTGATTTGGCAATGCATTTGTCGTGAATTATCGTGGGAGTACGTTCCAAGCTGTTAGGCAGCGTATGTTTTATTTTCCGTATATTTGTATCAATGGACACATACTCGAGAGCACGATCAGGGCAACAGTATAGCGCTGCCATACCGTATAGCGAACCAGCAGGATCATACCAAAGCCTTCCTCGGGGTGCCTACTCGACTATTCACAGGGTTGGTGTTCCCACGGGAGGAAGCCATAGCCTTGGTGGATTTCCAGGCCATGGGTACGGCGGCCCGAGTCACGGCCCGAGTCACAGTGCAGGTTACGGCCCGAGTCACGGCCCTGGACAGATGCAGAGTGTGCCCCCTCGGTTCCCCGGGCAAGGGCATCGCGTTGGCCATGTTCAATCCAATCCCCAGAATGTGCTGCACCAGCGACATGAATACCACGTGGGGAAGAGCCAGTATCACCAGGGCATGCAAGATTACCATCGACGGAAGGTTGCGTATTACCAGCTCCGTGCTCGGCAGCATTGGAATCCGTTGAAGAAAGTGAGCGCTCGTCTTCAGATGGGAAAGCATGAACAGCAGATGCAGCGACACGGCGATTTGGCGGTGCGGCAGTATATGAAAGCACAGAAACGGCAGATGAATCGGCATAAGTTGGAGGCTAATCGGTTGTACGAGCGTGTGGGAAAGAATCCGGCGCCTCGTGCGAAGGGATCAGTCATGTGGTGGCCGCATTGATACTGAAATCCTGGAATGTTTTCTCTCTCTCTACCAGATGTCATATGATGGTTTGCAACGGGTTCGTCGGGCATCGACAAGTCCAGCCGTCTCGACATACCGCGTCGATGGTCGATTCGGTGGTCGATTTCCCAGGCGTACTACACGTGTCACAGGCCCCGTGCGGATGTCTTCGTCGAAATACCAGTCGTCAGGGTCATCAGGGTCATCGTCACGTCCGAATCGAGAGTTGTCATTCATCCTGCCCAACCACCGAAACCTTGCCGTCCGTTCGGTGTATACAGACAATGTGTACTACGCGTTTCGTCAGCTTATACGGGCACTCATGGGACAAAAAGTCATTCCACAGGAGCAACGAAACGAGTACAGCGGAGGTGGAAACGGTGGTGGTGGTGGCGGACGCCGAAGCGCTCGGACCAAGTTCGGCGGGGAGGGATTTTACAAGGAAATCATAGACACGCTCGTGTATCGGAAATGCATTCCGTGTGTTCATCCATGTCTGCAACAGATGCGTGTCAACATTGACGTCAGTCTTGTGGTCAAGTATACCCAAACCCTATTCCAAAGCATTGACACGGCTTTCAGACACCATCATAACATCACACTCTCGGAATACGTCTTTCACGCGGTCAAACGAGTGTCACCCGGCTTGGGCGTCTTTGCACAGTACAAAGTTTTCACGAAATCCACCGGCGGACGGGTGTTCAAGTACGTGCTCACAGATGTGGTTGCCGAGGTAATTCCGTCGAAAGTCCACGGCTCTATGTACGCGTCTGCAAAACCTGAAATCCTAAAGTTTCTCGCCAAGGGAGGAGCTGATATCAGTATGCTTGCCAGCGCTGCCGCACGGTATGTAATGAATGCGTACCAGGTGAAAGGGTTTTCCTTGCCGAGTGTTCCGTGTATGCTGTGTCACGCATTCAATGCCGGGTGTAACGAAAGAATTAGTCGTTTCTAACTTGGTTCCGACGGTTCCGACGGTTCCGACGGTACAACGGCTTCAAGAAATATGTATGTTCTATTATGTCTGTAAATCCCATTGAGCCCTATACAATATTTGACGTAGAACCCTTTAAAAACGGCAAACAGAAGCGCAGCCGAAAGACAAAGAAGACAAAGAAGACAAAAAGGACGAAGCGGTCCAGGAGCAAGGACAAGAAAAGGGACAAGAAAAAGGACAAGAAAAAGGACAAGAAAA